AAGCTGGCGTATACAGTTTAGCTGCAATAGCTTTCTCAACATTCTTAGCATGAGACGCATCTTTATTTTCCATACGTTTAAGATAGTACTTACCAGACCAAGCTAGTGAACCGTTATGTGAAGCTCCCATAGCACGAGAGCCTAGATACAAAACAGCCATACGTGCTAGCTCTTCAGTGTCAAATAGATTACCAAAGTATTTACTAAGAAATGATTTAGTTTTTACAAACTTCTCATTGCCATTACCATCACCGTCGCCATCACCGCCAGTAGCTAATTCTTGTTTACCTTTCTGTTCAACAGCATTTACGTCAAAGCCTCCAGCACTACCATCATCAAGACCATCTAATCTACTAGTAAGTGCACCTGTTTCTTCACTTGTATTTAATAACGCACTTGATTCTACATCACCGTCGTTAACTATACCTAAATCCTTTTTGACCTGTGTTACAACAGCAGGGTCTACTCTAGCTTTTGTACTGTCATCTTTTAAACTTTTAAGTTGAAGTTTAATTTTACCAGCAAGTTCATTATCTTTAATTGACTCAGCGTATTTTAAAGCTCTTTCTAAAGCTTCTTTATCTTGATTCTTTTTCTTTGTTAATAACCTATCATATGCAGGTTGTATTGCTATTAATCTTTCTTTAGATTTATTAAGCTTTTCTTCGGCTTTTGTAATTCTGTTTATATAATATTCTGCATCTGCTGGATTACCATTCTCTATTGCTGTGGTTACTTTAGTTTTCATATCATCTATATCGTCTATAAGACGTTGCTGATATATAATCATTGAAGCTTCTTTGTTACCATGCTTCATTTCAAAAAGGTTTTGAACAGCTTGATTAGCAACACCAGATGTTGGATCACCTATAACTTCAACTTCATTATTAATAATTTCAGGTATGTCCATGTCTTGATATAAACTAAGATTAGCATCATCAAGAGAAGCAGCTTCACTTGCAGTCATATCATAGAAAGGTTTATCAGTAATAGGAACTCGCTGACCTAAGCTATTTATCTGCATTTGCTTTTGCATACCTGCTTTAGAATCTGCTTCGCTAATAACATCTGATGCGCGCGCTTGTTCTGCATCATCATATGGATTACCAAATGCATCATAAAACGTAGGATCAATAGGCTCTACGTTTATCTTTGGAGGCATCGTATCTTTTGGAATATTCATAAACTCATCTGCAGATGGCACATCTCCTGGTACGCCTGTGTAATAATTTTTATTGAATGCATCTTTACGAGTACCTTTACTACTAGCATCAAGCTGCTCTCTAAGTTTCATCTCAGCTAGATCTGTTACACTAGCTTGATCTGCTTCTTTAAAACGTTCGGAATTTAATGCAGCTTTCTGACGTTCAAGCTTATCTAATTTCTCTGTCAACTGCATAGTTTTTAAACGATCCATACTTAAATCATCAACAATTCCAAATCTCTTTGCTTGTGCAATACGTAAACGTTCTGCTTGTTCATCCTCAAGTTTATCTTTAATAGTATCTGCCATAGTTTCAAATGTAGGTGCACTAGAATAATTATAAGTTGGCGCTGATCCCGGCATAGGTATTCCGCTTCTATAGTAATCTCTTACTTCATCACCAACAGCGTAGTACTGAGGTACTGGACCACCAGCTTGTCTATATATACTATCAAAGTATCCTTGATCTGCGTTGTAATAATCTATATATTTTTTACGATAGTCTTCACGCATATCCCTATAACTAGACACAGCGTCACTAATAAAGTTTCCGGCCCTGTCGAGAAAGCTAGGATCTTCAGTCGCAACCTCTTCCTTTTTAATTGAAGCAAGCTCAGCTTTTGTATCTTTTATTTGTCTGTCTAAAGTTTGTACATCTGTACCTAAAGTTTCTTGTGTTATTGCTGGATACATAGGTTCATTAGCAGCCATTGCTCCTGCTGAATCTATATCTCCAAATTCATTAGGAGCCATTGCTCCTGCTGGATCTATCTCTTTAGTAAATCCACTACTATAATCAGGTGACTGTGTTCCTTGTAATACTTTATATGGGTATTCAAAAGTTTCTTTAGGTATCTTCCTACCATCTGATGAAGCTTTAGGACCAAAGTTATATGCTCTAAGTACTTTATCTTTACTCCATGTAGGATTATGTCGTTGTATTTGTTCTAAGTACTCTTTTGATTTTGCGCGCATACCTGCTTCACTTATAGTAGTAGGATCAAAAGCCTCTATACCATAGCCAGGATCCTTAGCTGATTTAGGCATCCATTGATAAGCACCTAACGCACCTGCTGGACTTGTAACTAAGGTACCATCATCCTCAAAATGTCTACCACCTGATTCAATAAGCTTAAGATTATCTAACAAATCATCATCAATCCAATCAGTAGAAGTCTTCATGTTCTTTAGAGATGCAGGTCTTTTAAAAGGTGTACCAACAACATCACCGTCAGCTGCATACATAGCTTCAGACGGATGGTTATGTGGTTCACCATTCTGCATCTTTCTTCCTTCATCATTAATATTCTTTAACAATGGTCCATACATATCAGTAGCTTCTTTGTTAATAACAAACTCACCGGGTGTCAGCCATGCAGGTACTGTGTCAGTTCCTTTAGGTTCTCCTGGGTGGTCAGGCATATCAATCATACCTGGTATATCCATATCCGCTGATCCCTCAAAGAATTCAAAAGACTTACTATTACCATAGCGATCTTTTGTTTCATACTTTTTAATCTGCATTACTTTCCTCCGGAATTACTATCAGTAGAGTTATCTCCATCATCTGTAATAACATCTCCAAACTCATTCATATTTCTTGCGGCTATACGTGAAGGCACAGATTTTATTGGATCAGGTTCTATAATACGATGATGCTCGTTGTTATCATTACCTGCTCTACGATCTAATTCTTGTTTAAGTAATGGAGACATAGTGTTTGTTTGAATAGATTCACCAGTAACAGAATCTGTTATAGAACTCATTGTACCGCCAGGAGTCATTATGCTGATATCCCCTCCGGTATAATTACCTTCATTATCGTAAGTAATAGATGTATCAGAGTCAGCTCCCATTACTCCGAATCCTTTACTCATACGAGTTGTCGGTATAATGTCTCCAGCATTTGATCCAAATACTCCTGATGTAGATTTAGGAGTACCTGCTCTTGATCCATCAAAGCCTATATCATATGGAGATACAGGTTTATTATTCATATATGCGTCACCAGTTTCATTAAAATTATCTTCCATAGAACTAGTATTAGTATTTATTCTACCCGCTATAGTATTCATAGGTGCATTTTCACCACGTAGTCTTGCAGTTCTAGCTTGTTCTTTTGTCATACCTGGATTTTCATCCATATATTTATACACTGAATTGTCGTAACTACCTAGCGCAGACTCTATAGGGCCTGTGTGGTTTCTTAATTTACCATAACTATTTTTTAAAGTATTAAAACCTGCACCAGCATCTTTATATGAAGCTACAGCTCTGCCTGTTATAGGGTCGTAAGCTCTTCCTGTAGAATCAAACACATTACCTTGTGCATCAGATGTTCCTTCATTACCGAATGTATCATTCTTACCTAATCCTAATGGTCCTTTAATAAGATTATAACCAGGTAATAAACCTAACGGACTTGAGTTACCTCGTTCATAACCTAAGTTAGCTGCTGCATCTTGTCTCGGAGTTGTCTGACCTGTCGGTGTATTATATCTAGGTACAGAATTCATATCTCTAAAACCTAGCCCCATAGTTTGAGGATTATTAATTGAAGTCACCATAGGTTATCCTCCTTTAGATGCTAATGGTCCGTGATAGTTTAGCTCAATCTCTTCTGATACTTTACCGCCGTGTTGTTTATATCTAACTTTAGAAACGTTAGTCATCATAGGAGATAAAGGTCCGCCTACCATACCGCCGTTATTGAAAAACAGTTTTTTAAATAAAGGTTTAAGAGCTCCTTCATATATACCAGTAGCTGCTACGCCGCCTACAGGTCCCGCCGCAGATGTACCGATCATTTTAGCAGTACCTCCGACAAGAGCATCAGTTGCCATCTGCATACCTATCTCTGCACCTTTATCTATAGCTAATTCTTTAAGTAAATTAGGTTGTTCAGGACTTGACGGGCTAGTAGGATATCTTATCTGTGGTTGTGGCTGAACCATAAGTGGATCTTGTTCAATACCTCTCATATCAACGCCCATCTATTTACCTCCACCTGTTTCTGTTCTAGTCTGAGGTGCATTACCTAAGTAACCAAAGTATCTACTTGCAGCTTTATGAGGTGCGTCTTTTTTCTCTTGCTCAAAAGATCTATATTGATTACCAGCTTCACCCATTGCTGCCAATCCTCTAGCTGTAGTTTCTTGTCGATCTTTCATATTACGGAATGATTGATCTGCAATAGCAGAAGCCATAGCTCTATCGTTACGTGCTGAGCCTAAGCCACCACCGAAAGAGGCTGCACCACTTGCTGAGCCTATCATATTACGCATGTCGCGATTGTTAGCCGCAGTCATATCGTATTTGCCTCTGCCTAATATAGCATCTCTTGATTCACCTTCTCCACGTAGCAACGCTTCTTTTTGAAGTCGATCCATATCAGCTATAGTACTATCAGGATTAGCCACATCAGCTGTGTATTTATCTGTAACGTCACTAAGTACTTTCTCTAAATACGGTTTAAATTCTGGATCAATACCAGTATTGACCGTCTTTGTTCCACCACCACTACCCATGTGTCACAACCTCCATTTTATATCTATTCATTTAATTTCTCCATGAACTGAATAGTATATTTCAGCTCCATATTTTTTGTTTAATATTTTAGCGTATTGCTGGGAAGTGTTAGGAGTCCTTATTGAATCGGCTCTCCACCTAGTTCCACCATGAGTTTTAGTATGTGTTAACATAGCATCGAATAATTTAGTAACTGTAAATACTGTACTGCATGAATCATCTGTAATACAATCTTTAACGTCCATTGTATAGACACCATTGTAATAACTTTTAAAAGTAGTTGCTAAAAGAAATCCTATAAGCTTATCATCTTTATATTCACCAACAGCGAAATAATTTGGATCGCCTTCTTTCTGTCTCTTTACTATATCTAAGAAAAAAGAAATCCATGTAGCTTCATTTCTTTCGTACCTAACCTGATTATGATCTTGCACGGTTTTATTCATAAGCTTTATAGCTTCAAATACACTATTGTCCTCAATAGGTTTTATCATTTTTCATCTATCCTTACTTTTAAATCTGCAAAGTTTGTTGCACTTCTAATATCCTGTAATAACTTTAAGTTTTGTTCTTGAAGAATATTAACTTCTCTAACTAATTCAAATAGAGTGTAGTCTAAAGCAGAATCATTAGTAAGCGGCGCATTAAGAATAGCCATTACCTAGTTCCTCCTTTAGATACTCGTAGTTGTAGACCTGATACATTCCAAGCTCTAACATTACTACCTGTATAACCAGCATCAGTACTAGCTGCTGCATCGTCAATACGGTAGTTTAAGAATCTACCTGTAATACGTAAGTCAGATTTATAAGAACTACCAACAACAAAATCATTTACAGTTAACTTATTTCTACGTGCATCAGTCTGTGTATTATCTTCTGCAGTAGTAAGATAAGCTAATTCACCTGGACTATTAGTTGCCCGAGCTCTTAATTGTAAAGTTGCTCGTTGAGGCTCACCACCTACAGTTATAATAGATCCGCCATCTGCCCACAAAGCTAAGTTACCAAGAGTTTCAGTATCAAAGTTTGGAGTNATAGACATCTGCTCTCGTTCAGCATATGATATATAAGCCGTACCACCGAAGTCATGACCTAAGTCAGCTGCACGTAACCTGTTAAACAATACACCACTGACATATCCACTCTGTGCGAATATAGGAAATATCTCATTAGGGTTAACTTGCGTAGAAGACCAAGATCTTACAATATTAAATGTAGTATTTATAGCAGTACCAGAAGTATTAAACGTAGGTCCTGTTGTTGCAACTGTGTTACCTATAGCAACGGCTAATATTTGAGGTACTGTCGGAGCTACTCTTGAGGCTACAACCTCTGTAGCTGGAGAGAAACCTGTAACATATTTAGCTGTACTTCCAAATTGTCTAGGATTAATTATAATACTAGTTGGAGCTGATGTACTATCAGGTGTAAGCTCAAGCGCGTCTTGTGTACTAATATCTGTTAGCACTTTAAGTAAAGCTGTTTGAGTATTAGCAACTGTACCATTAGGTTTAGCTTGCTCTGATGTATTAGTTCTAGCTAAGTCTTTAGCAGGATCATAATATAAATTAAGATATGCTGCATCACTAGCTGCACCTGAATCACCGTAAGTTGAATCGCTTATACCTGCGGTAAAGTCTGGATCAAGTAATCGACCAGGTCCTTCACCATAGTGTCTATCAAATATTACACTACTTCCAGATGCTGTATTAATAGTAATTGTAACACGTGTCATCTTAGAAAATATAGGAGCTATTCCTGCTACAACTACTATGTTACTTGGAACTGAGTTTGTAATTAACGGAGATACTAAAGTACCTGTACGTGTATTACCTGGAGCAACTGAATAACTAAATTCACCTACTATATCAGCTCGTGATACACTAGTGAAAGTTAGTACTGCTCCTGTTCTAGCTACAGAGAAATATGCTGTACTAGATCCACTCGCATTCCATGCAGCTTGTAATGCTGTAGCAATTTGAGTTGCCGTAACTGGTGCTGTACTTCCGCCTGAATCAGGATCATACGCAGGATATGTACCTGTGTTATTAAAGTTTACTGTAACTGCTGAACCAATAGGTGGCGTTAATGTTATAGTATCTGTAGTACTAGCGGCTGCTACACCTGCTCTTGTTTGAGCTTCTGTAAATGTAGAGCTAGCAAATCCTGTAGGTAACGTGCCTATGCTTGTAATAACTACATCAAAGTTTGATGATTGTACACCAACTGCTGCTGCATTAGCTGTTACTAATCCTGTGCCTGTACTTGTGGCCCAATTCGCGTTAGCATTTATAAGTGTACTTAACGCAGTTACTACTGATGCTCGTGATTGAGTACCTGTAAGTATTACTGAACCTGTAGTTGTACCGTCTGGAAACGACACCGTCATTAGTGGTTGAGGTGTATTATTGTCAACACCTGTTGTAACAACTGAAATATTAGAAGTTAAGTTACCACCAAATGTAGTCTCTGTATATGAAGTACCACCGTATGTAGTGCTGAACGCTATCGTTAAAGCTCCATAGTTACCACCGTTTATAGCTGTAAATCGTATGGCACTACCACTAGTGCCTACAGAATATATAGCACTATTACTACCATTAAAAACAGCCAGAGCTTGAAGCTTAGTGATAACATCTGCTTGAATCTGCGTTTGATTTGTAAGATTGACTGCTGTAAGTATTGTTTCGTCAATTGCCGCATGAACACCTGCCACAGCCGGAGCTGTAATTCGCATGGATATAGCAGGACTAAGAGCTGCTGTCACACCATACACGCCAACACCTGCTGTAGATGTAGCTATTGTTAAGTTGCTTGTCGCTCCTCCTGATATCGCAAAAGTAGATGTAGTATAAGCTCTAGGCCCTGGAACATCTGAAGTAAGCGTCAGTACATTGGTTGATGATGTTGCTGTAAAATCAGCCAAAGCATTATTACTGTTTATATAATCTCTTACTGCAGCAGCGAATATTGTCATATTTATTGTAGCGCCATCTGCTTGGCTTGTACCAAGTATAGTTATTGCAGGAAAACTTACGTTACCTATTGATGCATCACCGTTAATGATAGCACTAGCACCACCGTCGAGATATGTAGAGCCATCTCTATCATATGTAAATGTAGCGCTAGCAGGAAACGTTAGTGTATTAATAGCATTAACAGTACTTGGTCCTGTTGAACCTGTTACTGTAACATCTACTAACTCAAGAACATCAGTTGTAAAGTTACTAAACGTACCAACGGCAACTGTCTTAATTGCTTTAGTACCTACTGTAGCTTTAGGTGATGATCCATTTATAGTTACAGTTTGAGTTTCTCGTTTACCTACATTAGTATATCCAGCATTACCTGAATTACCTGTGATAGCTACTACTGCTGTAGGTACTCCTCCACCTTTAATAGGTCCTGTATCTCCTGATACTACGTTATTAAGGTCTCTTATAGTCCACGTATTGTCTCTATAGTTCCATAGTAATGCTTCATCGCACTCACCTCTGAACGAAGCTAGTGTAGGATAGCATACCCATATCTCATTCTCATGATGGTTAAGTAGTGTAAACATCTTAGCTTCATGTATAGGATTTAAATTATTATAAAAGTATTCTCTTATCTTACCATCAGATAAAGATTGTATGTTTCCTGGATTACCAGAGAAAGTATACAGATCATTGTTACCTACAACAAAATGTTTACCATCGTATTCCATAACTGAGCCACGGCTTAAGCAACCATACTCATCAGTAACTGGGCCGAACTGCACAGGAATATTAACATTACCTGTTAGTCTCATAACGTGTATACTATTTGTACTATAGATATACATGTTACCTTGTAAGGATTTCATCTCAGTTATAACATTTGTTTCAGATAGTGTAAATTCATCAGCTGTACTAACGCCAGCTGCAAACGGATCCCAGTTATTAGGTACAGCGCCTGGCACTGCTACATCTGATGTCTTAACAACACCAGATAATCGTCTAACAATCTGACCATTAGCACTACTTTTCTCTGTTAAGTCTCCAGCTACAAGTAAACTACCGAATGATTGTATAATACCTGCAGTTACATTAACAGGTACACGAGATTTTATTTTAACTATAACTTCATTACCATCAGTCATACCACCTATATAACATATAGTTGTATTAGTGGCTGCGTCATTATATAATTGAAAATTAGTAGCACCGACCGATGGCAGGCTTGCGTAAGCTGGTAAAGCACCTGGCACAAAGTTAGCTGTGTTTACAGTACCTGAACCTGCTGGTGTACCTGCTTGTGCAGTTCTTGCAGCGGTTGCTACAGTAACTTCAACAGATGTATTTACAAAATCTACTTTTTGTCCTAAATCAAATGTTAGTATATTACCTGTACTAAATGTATCTGTAATAACAGTAGAGTTAACATCATACCCATCCCAGCCAGGTAACTCAGCTAATACTAGATTAGCTATATTAGTATTACCTGGAGTATCTAATATATAATGAGGTCTATCAATTCCATTATTAATAATGAAAGCAAATCCACCTGAGAATATAGTATGTTGCCAACCTGTAATAGTAAACGTAAATCCGTTTGTCATAGTAGCAGGTGTTATATCTCGCTTAGTTCCTGTGTGATCTTGCACATATACCTTTTGTCCAACAACTATATTAGCTCTGACATAATCAACTACCCATATATAGTAACAACCAGTAGGAGTTCTGTTAGGACTTTCCCATACAGCAAAGTATCTTACTTGTCCAAAGGTTTCATTAGCCGGTGTTAAGTCTTCTGTAATGTTATTAAGCAATAACTCACCGGTTATTTTTCTAATAGCACCATCTTTAAATCTAATATTACGTACGTCTGTAAATACATTAGGGCTTAGTGCAACTGGAGGAGTGTCCTTTACCACTCCTTGTGATGCTATATCTGTAACAGAAATAATTTCTTCTGCCATGTCACTCCTCCGTTTTAATTGTTAAGAACATTCTCTTTGTCCAGTTTGAGGGTCTATGAAGCACGCTTCAACTGGTCCCTCTTCTTTTGCCATTTCTACAGTTTCTTCTATAGTATTAAGTATGCCAAATCTTTTACCTGACATGCGGAATGTAGTGCAGCCTTTTGCCCCACCTTTCCATGCGTCAACATATACTTGTTTAAAATCTTCATATGAGGTATCATCTCCAACGTTACATGTCTTTGAACACGCTGAGTCTACATAATGCTGTGCTAATAATAGAACAGCTAAGTGATCTTGTACCGATATATCGTTTGCTGATCGGCCTTTTACTCCACGTGCGTATGCATAATCCTCTACATTTTCCGTTTTAGGACCATCAAATGTTTGAATAATGCGTTCATAAGCATGACTAAAAGTTGGCTCAATACCACCACTAACATTATCAGCCACAAGGCTAATGGTACCAGTGGGAGCGATAGAAATAAGATGGCTATTGCGAATGCCATTTTCACGTATCTCCTTTTTTACAGACGCAGGTAAAGTGCGAATGAAGTTTGATTGTAAATATTCTTCCCTATAAAGTGGGAAACATCCCTTAATACCAGCTAGTTTTGCTGATGCTTTATAGCAGTTGTCTCGTAAACATGCAAATATTTTTTCAGCCCATACGAGGAACTCAGGAGACGCATAAGGCATCCCTAACATTTCCCCTGCATTAGCTAAGCCAGTAACGCCAAGCCCCATTCTACGCTTGTCTTTGGCTTCGTCAGACTGCTGCTTGAGTGGGTATATGGTTCTGTCTATAACATTATCCATAGCTTGCACTACAATCGGTATATCTTCTTTAAACTGTTTAAAATTAAATGTATTGTCGACTATATATTTGGTTAAATTAAACGAACCTAAAAGGCACGCACCATAGGGTGGAAGCGGTTGCTCACCACATGGATTTGTAGCTACTATCTCTTCACAATAGAAAAGATTATTCATCTCACTTATACGGTCAATAAATAGTACACCCGGTTCAGCCCAGTCCCAAGTCGATTCCATAACGGAGTCCCATAGTTCACGCGCTGATATTGTTTTGTATTCGATTCCCTCATAGCTGAGTTGAAAATCATCATTCCCATCATTGGTTAAGGCCTCCATAAATTTATCTGTAATACCTACACTAATATTAAAACCAGTAAGCTTATCAGAATTACGTTTAGCAGCAATGAATTCCTCAATGTCCGGGTGGTCAATCCTGAGGACACCCATCTGCGCCCCACGTCTGTGTCCTGAACTAGCGATGGTTTGACACACAGCATCAAAGATACCCATGAAGGATATAGGCCCGCTAGACTGGCTATCGAGTGATTTAATTTTATCGCCTCTTGGTCTGATCTTACTAAAATCATAACCAATGCCACCGCCTCTGCGCATTGTTTCAGCTGCTTCACTTGCCTTCTCCATAATACTATGCATACTATCTTCTATTGTACCTGATACAAAGCAGTTATATGCTGTGGTAATTCTATTAGATCCTACTGATGATTGTACTCTACCTGCTGGTAGAAATCTCATGGTACCTAGAATATCTTCCAGACTATACTGATGTTCTGTATCATCAGCTAAAGCTCTTGCTATTCGTTTTATTTTATCGTTAAAGCTTTCCCCTTTCTGTCTATACTTCATCTCATCGATCTCTTGTGATAGCGAAGTTACTGGTCCAGGATAGTCTATATTGTGCATGTTAATATTCCCCTATTAAATTTGATGTGCCTTCCTCTTATAGGAGACATTTAATAGGGAGTTTATTTACCTAGCAATGGATTAACAAGAGCTTTTTTAATCTTAGTATCTAGCTCTGCTTTTAATCCATCGACAAATTTTCTATTCTCTTTTATCATGTTATCTATAAGTACTTGCGTCTCTGCAATCTTAGCATCTAATCTATCTACTACCCTATCCCGGCGTTCTTCACTACTAGCTATAAGACCTCTAACGATAGTGACATTATCAGAGCTTGCTTTAGTAATATCTTCAGATGATTGTCTATTACGATCGTCTTGTTTAGCAAGTCTAGCTTCTTGTTTATCAATATTACTATTAACTTTATCTATAGATTTATCTAATACATCATTACTGTGTGTTATATCTTGATTCAAGTCCATACGTAAATCATGTAAGTCTGTCTGCAGTTTAGCAGCAGTAGCTTTAATACTATTAACTTGCTCGCGTATAACAGCAGATGTAGCATCGTCTATATTTTTTAACGAGGTTAATTCAGTCTCAAGTATCTCTTGTACTGATATAAATTCTGCTTCAAGTAGTTCAAACTTACCCTCTGTCTTCACCATGAAATTATCTATGTGTGACAAATCAGGTGATACAAAGTTTGCAATCTTTTCTTCCATGGCGATATAACGTGTATACGCTTCAAAGCCTGCCCATAGCCCACCACCTATTGTACCAAGTAACGGTATAATAAGTAGCAGTTTGCTGCCGCCTACTTTTATTCCCTTATATTCTACTTCTGCCATAGCAAACTCCTTTATTTATATTGCAGATCTATTAGATCACTCATAGTTCCACCATCATCAACATATAATAAGTATGCTGCAACATTGTTATCAGGTATACTATTGTCTGGTAATACCTCACTTGTGAAAAAACCTTCTATTTCTTTAAATTGTTTAGATACAAAGAAGCTTTTAGTATCAGCTATAACATTCATAATAATTAAAGTCTTTAACTGATTACCTGAATCATACCTACTTGCGTCGCCCATATCTTTAACAAGTTTACTGCCAGCTTTCTGCTTAGCAATTTTCTTCTGAACTTTAACAGGCTCTTCTTTTTTATCTACAACTTTAATTTCTTTAGGTTCTTCTTTAATTTCTTTAATTTCTTCCGTAGGCTCTTCTTTTACTTCTTCCTTTACATCAGGTTCCGGATCATTATTAGGCTCATCCACGGGCTCAGGTTCTGGCTCTGGTTTAGCTTCTACCTCAGGCTCTGGTTCTGGCTTTACCTCAGTTACCTGCATTTCAGGCTCCGGTTTTTCTACATTAGTAGATGGAGCTATATCAGGCTCTGGTTGTTTAGGCATATCTGGAGGTGGCATTACTTCTAAATCCATTTCCATTTCAATATCTGATACGTTTATATCTGGCATATCAAATTCAATTTCAAAATCTGGTAATTCAAATTCCATTTCAAAGTCTACTTCAAATGTAGGCATATCTAATTCTGTTTCAATAGTATCATAAGATATATCTTCATTAGGTTCTATTGGTTCAAAATACATATCACCATCTGTAGGTTCTACTATATCGTTATGATCAAATATATCTTTAACGATCTCTATCTCTGTCTCAGTAGCTCCATCATTGTTATATACGTATTGCTCAACAGTAGTAATTGTTTGTAATACAATAGTACTTATTACATTATATAGTACATTTATACTAACGTCGTCGAATAACGGCCCTATCGCTAAGTTAATATCTCGACCACCTATCTCTACTATTATTGTAGTAAGACTATCTGCAAAGTCAAATGCACCTGTATATTCAGCATAACCTGAATTAACGCCAGATGCTGACAGCACGTCAGTTCCTGCAAAGCTTACTGAAGATCCATTAGTACCTGTGATATGCATGTATATACTATCACTAGCATCTTGCTTATCTACTTTAATACTATATGTAGTTTTACCACCTTTACTCATATTTAAATCTGATATATCTATAGTCTGCTTAAATGTTGTACCCATATTAGGCACACCCATTGTAGATGTTGTATTACCACTACCGGTTATTGTTGCGCACTTATCTGTTCCTAGCGCGCCACATCCTGTGCCACTCGGCATAGAAGCGGGTCCTTCACCGCCCCAGTCTGAATCCATATCTCCTTCTTTAGTAGAAGCCACAAATCCATTATCACCATCAAGAATATCACCTGAGTCTGCATTAGTAACTGTAACCGTAGTTGTGTCTACTACAGTAACTGTTGTTGTTAAAGTACCTTGCCCATCATTCTGAGAAGTCTCAGTTATAGTTTCTACAATTGTTTCTAATACAGATGGATCACATAGACCCACAGTACCTGATGGACATGGCTCAGCTGCGTTAGAGGAGTAAGACCATAAGGAGCAAGCCAAGAGGGTTAGCCCAAATACGTTTCTTATCTGCATCTTGAAACTCCCTAGCTTGAGCTCGCGATTGCGCTAAAGCTTCTTTATGTTTATTCTTAAGTTCTTTATCAGCAGCTATTTTATCTAACCGTATTTTATCAGCTGCTATAATAGCCTCTTCATCTCTAGCAATTATAGCTATCTCTTCACGTAATCTTATCTCAGATTCTTCAGGTATAAACTCTACGTTCTTTTGCCACATAAGTTTAGCTTCATCACCGATCTTACCCATAAACGGGCAGGGAGTTCCAGACATCCACATACTATCAAAGACCCTAGGATCTTGACAGAGAGTCGATACTGCAGCCACCTTCATACCCATAGCATACAAAGATCTAGACAGCTTAAGTCTTTCACAATTTTTATCAGTGATTGTTATACCACTAGCTATACCTAGTACCTGTGTCTGTATAGATGCTGCAGCTCCTGACTTACATATATCAGAGTTATTAACTACTACTGAAGGTGCATTAGCTGTAGGCGGTGCTTTATCTGTTACAACAGTTGAACTGACTGTATTAGAATCTGCAGACCAAGCTTTCGTTATCATCAGCGGTGTCATAAAGCCTGCAAGTAAAGCTGCAAATGCTATTGAGAAAAGTAATTTACGTGTCATATTAAAAATCCCTCATTTTGCCTATCTTATTAAGTAGCATTTCCTGCTGTTTCTGTAATTGCTTTTCTTCTGGTCTACGCTTACGCATACCTAAGTATCCAGTTAAGAACCATATTACTACAAGTAGTATTCCAATGCCAACCATATGCTGCATGAAGTTTGCAATAGCGAAAGTCATAAGTTCATAAAAAGAATTTATTTCACCATCAGCTCCACCATAATCTGCTACTTGCAGTGGAGCATCATCCATCGCTACTCCTCCCGCAATGGCACCGCCTGCAGTTATTCCAGCAATGACTACAGGATTCGAAGTTACAGTAGCCGCAACAACCGCTGCTCCAGTAGCGCCAGCGCCCGTAACAATATCTGATAGGTCTAAGCTCGAGCACGCGGCTAATGTAAGCGTTAACCAAATTAATAACATCCATTTCATACTCCTTCTCCTAGGCTTATACATTTAAATCCATAAGGAATATGTAAAGGTATAGCCCAATTATCTTTAATTTCAGTGGCACGAGTCGCACACTGTTCTATTGTTGTGTAAGGACCTAAGTCATCTTTAATTTGAAAACAATTATAAGGTGATACAAGTACACATATCAGTAATACTGCTGTATACATTATCCACCTATAAGCCCTATCAGTCCCATGATTCCCATTTGATCTGCTACTACAAAGACAGCAGCACCAACAGCAAACCATTTAATCTGTATTAATGTTTTATGAATAGAATATAAAGATACTTTTAATTCTTTTGATACTGATCGTAACTCTTTTATAGATTCATCGTGACGATCTAAAGTCCACTCCATTTTATTTATACGTGTTTCAATATCCATCTAAGCTTCCAACGCTGTGATGCGAGCCTCAAGAGCATCGTTCTTTGCTGATAGTTCTTTGATCGCATTTACTAACGCCCAGACCATAGGCTCTTGTTGAACAGTATATGCACCTGTACTTTCTTGAGTTACACATTCTGGCAATACTTTTTGCATTTCTTGTGCTATTGCACCTACCTGTACGCCTTCTTGAAAAATAGCACAATCTGAAGATAACTCTTCTATTTCATCTGGTGTTCTGTATTCAAAGTTTCTAACTTGAATTTTATTAATAGCGTCTAAGCCAACACTATTATCAACAATGTTTTTCTTAATGCGTCTATCTGATGTAGTAGAAAAAGATGAAGCATTATTACCTGCATATACAGGCCCATTACCACCACTAATAAATGCAGTGCTTGCGCCTCTACCTATCATGCCGTTACTGCCTATAACAACTTCGTTGCTAACAGCTGCGCCTGATGCTCTACAAAGATGACCAACCATTGTAACATTTTCACCTGTCGTAGTAATTGCATTACAACCTACTCCTATGGTAGTGTTATTAGAACCTGTAGTTATATTTTCACCAGCTAAATCTCCAAGAGCTGCGTTATTAGCTGCAGAGGTAAGGTCATTCAATGAACGTGAACCTATCGCACTGTTATTTGTTCCTGTCGTACAAGTTACTAGTGCGTCTTTTCCAAAAGCAGAGTTGGTATCTCCTGTAGTCATTGCTTTTCCAGCATGGTAACCAACTGCTGTGTTGTTGTTTGCTGTAGTGTTTTTATTGCCAGCAAGACCCCCCACAAAAGTGTTGTTTTGTCCTGTGGTATTGCTGCCTCCTGCGAAACCACCGACTGCTGTGTTATAAGAATCTGTACTACTCGTAAAGTTTTGAGACTGTAAAGCACCAATTCCTATTGCAGTATTTAGATCACCTTGTGTATCTAAACTTAATGCGTTTTGTCCAACTGCTGTATTAGAATTACCTACAGTTAATGCGTCACCTGCTGTTGCACCAATGATGGTGTTGTTTGTGCCTGTGGTTACATTTACACCAGCTTGCGCCCCTACTGCTGTGTTGTATGTATTTGTTACACTTCCATTAACTTGACGAGCTAATGCTCCTCTGCCTATTGCTGTTGAGTTAGAACCGTGAGTTTCAGTACTTAAAGCAAAATACCCCAGAGCAACATTAGAACTTCCTTCTGTAAGAGCATCACCTGCGATGTTACCTACAAAAGTATTTTGGTCGCCTGTCGTAATTGCAGTACCAGCTTCATCCCCTACAACAGTATTTTGAGTAGCTCCTGCTTGTATTGAGTTACCAGCATTAGCACCTGCTGCAAAATTAGATGTACCCGCAGTAGTTTTAATTATATCACCAGATACAGCTACATTACCAGTACTACCTACTGTTAACGCTGTTGTTCCGTTTGTATGTTGTATTGTTTCAACACCTAATGTTGCTGCCATAATTATATCCTCCTATAGTGATGCTAAGTATGCAGCATACGCAGTCTTTACCGCGTCTGTATGAACAGCATTACATATCGCTTTTACTTCAGTTGACTCTGAACTTATGTTAGCGTTCGGCGCTATAACGTGTCTTGAAAAACTACGAGTAAGTTCTACTCCGTCTTTCTTTATAATTGTAGCAGTTCTTACTTGAACGTGTTTATACTCGCCTACAATTTCAATCTTATCTTCTACTGTACTTTCTGTTAGTGCCATTTTATTTCTCCTGTCTGTTACTAGAATCCACTAGTAATAATTTATGCTGTAGTATAACTGCCGCAAAGTTTTATTTGGTTATTTGAATAGTTATTATTTTTAGCAGAAACATTATTGTAGGTACCAGCACCAAATGATGATAGACCTCTATCAACAAGCCATAAATCTGATCTTCCTGAATTTGTTCCCGATAGTGCAAAACCACCTGTATTGTCTCCACCCCCTATTGACACATAGGGTAGTCCACCAATTTTAAGATCTGCCGTGCTTGAATTTGAAGGTAGTTTAAAACCAATTTCAACGAATACTTTACGACCAATCTTTGTATAAATAGATTGCCAAACTATTAGTGTCATACCAGCACCAGATGCATCTGTAGGTGTCCAAGTCCCCTCTTCGTAATCATCGAGAGCATTGGCTGCGGCTGTGTCTCCGTTGAAGGTTACTCCATTGTCAGTAATTCTAAATCTTTCACTGTACCCACCTGTCATAAAGTTTATATAGTGTGAGCTAGTGTGAGCTTTTAAACCTAACGCACCATTGGTATGGTCATAGTCGATAATAGCATCTCTAGTTCCATCAGAACCTATAAATGAAATCCCACTATATTGACTACTTGTTTGTAGTTGCAAAGTTTCACCATTAGCTCCCGTGCTTTTAATTTGACCATTTACCGAAAGTGGGTGAGTGGCAGAAGCACCATTTATAGCCACGTTACCAGCTGCAGTAACCACTCCATTACTAGCAACTGTTAATGCATCATTACCCGCAGAGCTTTGGAGCTTATCTGTTTTTATTATACCTGTCATGATATCCTCCTATGCCGCTGGTTTTGGGTGAGCTGCTTTGATTGCATCAATGGCATCTATCCAAGTTGTAGTTGAATTTTTTATATCGTCATACCGCATCTCATCTTGATTGAGTAAGTCGTACTTAGCTTTGCGAAGGCTTGAATATTCTAAGGCATCGTATGCTGCTTGTAGTACAGCTTCTTCTGTGTCTACTAAAGATTGATTTAAAGTCACAACATAACCGTTAATATCTTTAGGTATGTCATTAACAATACTTATTACACTCTCATGTGTGTTATATATAGCTTGATGCTTAAACATTATACTGCTACCTCCATAACTGATATTGTTGAAGAGCCTGTTGCACCGTATATGGATGCTGTATTTGTAAAGTTTGACGACCTATTTATGTATCCAGTGCCTCCCTGAGCAACCCCACCCACTTTAAAGGTTACTTGCGTACCCTGAGTTAGTGAGGTTTTGTATAAAAAACTATTCATAGCACCAAAACTGTGATTAGGATCAGGGCCATATTTTATTCCTTTAAGGAAAGCACCTTTTCTATTGCCAGAATTTGCTCCATTACCTATTTTAGTGCTATTTAAAAATAGTACGCCACCCCAGCTATCCGAACTTACGACAGTTCCTATCCCAATAGTACAAGAAATTAAAAAATAGCTTGAAGAAGATTTAGGCGTTATATTTACACTTAAACCAATATCTGCGTATGCATCAACATTTGTATTTGTAAAGCTGTTTTGACTAGTAGTTGTTGTTGATACAACTTGCAACACACTACCTGCTGGCAGCCTAGCAGTAGGCAGAGTACCAGAAGTCAAGTCACTAGCACTTGTTGAACCAGCAGTTTGCCACGAACCATCACCTCTTAAAAAGTTTCCAGTACCAGCCGTTCCTGAACCAAGTCTTGCTGTTGCTACAGTCCCAGTTAAGTTAGCTGCTGGGAGACTAGTAAGACTAGCACCACTTCCAATATACGAAGTAGCTGTTACTGTTCCACTAGCTGTTACTCCACCATTATCAGCAATTGTTAATGCTGTTGTGCCTCCAGAATTGGAAGCTATTTTATCTGTATTTATCTGACTCATACTATACCACCGTAAATGTACCGTTGACTGTCAACGTTATGTTAGATCCAATTGTGAACGGTCCAGCTACTAGTGCATTCTCTCCACTAGCTATTGTAGTATTAGTAGTTAAACTGCTTGGATTAACTCTGATATTTGCTGCGCCTCCACGGCTAATAGTACTTGAAAGTTTTGAAGTAGTAATAGATCCATCATTTGGAACTACACTGTTACCGATTTCTCCTAGAGCAACTATATAATCAATAACATCTGATGATGTAAGGGCCTGTGAAAATATTATATTACTTCCACTAACACTATACGCGTCATCAGGTTCTTGTGTTACTCCGTTTAGCGATACGATTAACTGAGCTGCAGTAGCGGGTTTAAATGCTGCTGAGCTTCTTGTTAATGCATAGGTCGCTGTAGCTGACGCCGTTATAGAGTCTAGCTTTATAAATTCTCCAGCAACAAGCTGGTTGCCTACATAGGGCATATCCTATCCTCCTGCTGCTGTGATTGTATTTCCATCTGCCACCCATTCAAGGATAGCTGCGTAGTGCCTGTTGGCAGGGTCCATTGGTACGGACATCTCTTGTCCGTCTATGGTTGCATTAATAGCAGAGTTATTTCCTTCTGCACCTAGTGTGTATTTTGCTGAATTTATTATCATATTATCCATAATTATAACTCCGCATCAAATTTATAGGGTGTGACTAGTCCAATTCCCGGTCTGGCCGCACTAAATTCATAGTTGTGTACGTCTATTCCCGTCCATATTGTTCCTAGGGTTCCTGCACTTATACTTGCCTGAGTAACAGAGGGAGCAGATCTCATGGTAACTGGGAAAATAACATAGTTACGACCAGCTCCGGGTGCATTATCTACCCCCGGATAAAAACGGGATGTTGGCTGGTAATAATACCTCTGACACAAAGCCAACTCTTGCCCATATGAACGGTGATTAAATGGTGTGGCTACTGTGCCGACTTCTAGTTGTACTCCAGTTATGAAGAATGTTCTGTTTGTGCTGTCCAAGAAAGATGTTGAACTTGAACTAACCCTATTTGCTTGGACTTCTGATGCCCAAGTATTACTAGCAAATGTTCCACCTGTATAAGTAGAACCAGCATGAAGCCACAAATTTACTTGTAGACTTGCAAGATTATCGTCATCAAAAGCACCAGTTGTGTCTGGTATAAAAGTTAAAGATATTTTATTCCATGATGTTGTGACTGCAAATGTTTGTGTATTAATTCTACCGTTATCTTGATCTTTCATTTCCAAAGTATAGGTAGCACTTGCATTACCTTTTACATAAAAAGATAAAGTAACTGATTCAGCATCAGAGGTGCCTTTTTTTAATTGCTGTAAATCTTGGCCCTCAATGAGAAGTGTTAAAAAGAAAGTTTCGCCTGCCGCAATAGAGGTGTCTGTTGTAGTACAAGCAAACTTTAAACACTTAGTAAAGCCACTAGGACCATCTGCTACTTGAGAAACAGTTGCACGACCTGCTGATAGTTCTGACCTAACTTTCATTCTATCAACACAAGGAAAATTGTTATCTGATGCACCTATCCCAGTAGCTGATGTTCCTCTCTGCGCCACCTGCATTGCACCATTAATTATTAAGTTATTACCTGGGCTCAAGTTCGCAACTGTATTAGCTACAGGTAAAATACCTGTAACTTTATTAGATGTAAGATCAACAGCTGATGTTGCTAACTTAGTAGCAGTAACAGCAGATGCTGCTAAGCTCTTATCATTGATTTCGCTTATCGCCATTATCCTGCCTCCAATGATGTGATGCGAGCTTCAAGCTCTTGGATGTATTTTAAAAGTATAGGTATGGTTTCTGTGTATTGCATACCTAAAGTTTCACCTTCCTTTTTTGTCACTACTTCTGGAAAATCAGTTTCCCAATCTTGAGCAATAAAACCAATATTCCTTTTGGGTGGTGTTTCGGTATCAGCCTTCCAAGTAAAATAAGAAGTTCTATAATTTTTAAGTTTGTCCCCTACAGTGCCAAGAGAGGTTATATTATCTTTTAAAGTCTCGTCTGAATTACCTGTCCATGATGTTCCATTGTGGGTAAGATAGACACCTGTATTACCATTGTCAGAATTTACATATAATCTACCTGCTGTAGAGGCATAAATTTTAAACTTATCGGCATTAGCAGTTCCAACCTGAAACTTAATTTTTGCTTCTTCGTTACCGCCGCTGAGATGGAGCATACAGTCAGGACTTGCAGTTCCAATTCCTACGTTGCCTGCTGTGTCAATACGCATACGTTCACCGTTATTTCCATCACCACCATAAGTATGAAATCTTAAATCAGCATTAGCGGCATCACTACCCCTAAAAGACTCTATACCAATAAAGCGTGAGTTTGATGAATCAGTACTAAACCCAATTTTCCCTATAACTGCGTTATTACTTGCTGTACCATTACCCACAGCAATATCGCCATCTTTTAAATGTAGTAATTCTTGAGGACTTGTAAGTCCAATTCCTACGTTGCCTGTTCCATCAATACGCATACGTTCTGTACCCGAACCTGTAACACCTGTTCCAGAGTTTACGCCAGTTTTAAAAACTATTGGTAAACTCCCGTGGTCATGGCCCAGAGCTAGTCCAACAGCACTGCTCCCACCCATGTACTGAGACACTTGACCAGAAGCTGTAACTTTTAACTGACTATCAAGACTGTTTTGAGTACCTTCAATAGTAAGTTTTCCACTTGGACTTCCTGTTCCAATACCTACATTTTCATCTGACGTAATTGTAATCGCAGTGGCATTACTAGCATTGGATATGCCTGTAATTCCTTCTTTACCTATTTTAGTTAATGCCATGTTACACCTCCACCCAGTTAGTTGAACTCTCGTCCCAGTTATATTCTTTGCCGTCATCTGGATATGCTATAGGTGCTTGCCACTGACACGTAGCCTCAACTAATGTCCAAGAGGCATAAGGTTTAGGTGGGATGAAAGCATCTTTTTCTTTATCGTAAGAATATCCAACGCCTGCATAATTCTTTCTAATATGTCCTGTTGTAGAAGTTTCAATCCAACTCCCAGCGCTATCGTCAACAAATGTATTAAAGAAACTGTTTTCAGCAACGATAACTTTTGTAACAATTCCGTTTTCTACTTTAGCAAAATAACTCATGATATATATGTTCCTGACCCAGTAAATTTAATAATCGTGTTGCTTCCAGAAGTTGTTACAGTAGGTGATCCAGTTACAGATCCAGAATAATTAGCCGTTGGAATACTAAATATTACAACTCCTGTACCTCCTGCTCCAGCAGTTCCACCGCCGCCTCCACCGCCACCAGTGTTAGCAGACCCAGCTCCAGCAGTTGAACTATTAGTCCCAACACCGCCTCCTCCATTTCCTCCAGTACCACCAGAAGTTCCAGCTCCGCCTCCGCCACCTGCATAGTACACAGATGAGCCTGTAATTGTTGAAGCTACTCCAACACCACCGTTAGCCCCAACGTTATTATTTGGTGATGTCGCACCGACTGCTCCAGCTCCACCGCCTCCGCCACCACCTTTTGCACCTGCGGCATCAGACGATTGACCACCACCAAAACCTTGCCCTGATGTTCCCGATGAAGTAGCAAGAGTTCCATCTCTTTGACCGTTACCACCGCCTGATCCACCATCGAGACCATTTTGCACACCTGTATTTCGTGTTCCACCGCCACCGCCACCGATACATGTTATCGTAGTTAATCCTGAGGCGGATATTGATGTATTAGAGCCACTCCCACCACGGGAAGTAGCTGCCGATGTAGCTGCTCCTCCAGCTCCTATTGTTATAGTAAAAGTTTTGGAACTAGTAAGATCTATTGCACTTTCAGCACTTGCTCCACCGCCAGAAGTTCCAGCAGAAGTACGAAATCCTCCAGCTCCTCCACCTCCACCATCGCCTCCGTATTGGGAGGTACCACCTCCAGCACCCCCACCAGCAACAGCTAACCAACCAATAGAATATGGAGAAAAGTCATTAAGGCTAGCCCACTCTGTACCGTTGTATATTTCTGCTTTGACAGTTGTAGTGTTAAATCTTTGAGAACCTGTAGCAGGGGAACCGGGTCTTTGAGCTGTAGTTCCTGTTGGAAGGTTAAGTGCACCAGTAGAACTATCAATAAAAGATGTTTTTATTTCTGTTACAGCATCATCAGCAATCTTAGTTGTACTGACAGCTGCATTAGCAATCTTAGTTGTACCCACAGATCCATCTGCTGGTACTTTAGTTTGAACTGCTTTACCTATAAAGACTACATAAAAGCTATCTGTGTTAGCTACTGCGCCTGTCATTGTCAGTGCAGCATTGTTAACTGTATACGCTACTCCTGGATCTTGTCTTACATTATTTACAAATACTTCAATCTCGTTAGCGTTAGCAACAGAGTGACTGAGCGTATAGCCAGTTCCTCCGTTACCTGTTATAATTTGTTTATCAATAGAAGAATAATTAGAATCTGCTTTGTTACCTACGTAACCCATATTATACCCTCCTACTAAGTACTTATATCATCGACTGCTGAAACAACAACGTCGATTGAACTTGCTGTATCTGATACTACCCATAATCTATCACCTGATTGTACAACAAACTTTGCACCACCATCTAATACTTGCAAAGCTGAGCCTGCAGGTATAGGTGCGTCTTTAATAAGGTAGTAATTTGCACCACCATTTGCTATATAAACAGAAACGTTTACTTGTGTTGCTACAATATTAGCTAAGTTAATACCTACTATTGTATCATATGAATCGAAATTAGCTCCATCCGGAATATCTGTTGCCGAAGTTCCTATAGCTCTCTCAATATATCTTCTAAAATTTTGTGCCATAGAACCTCCTATAAAGCTATTGACATTGCAATACTAAATCCTTTAGTTGCAAAGTTAGATGTATCTGTTGCTTGAATTACTAACCATGTACCATCAGCATCTGCGCCTGCAGGTACTACTGTACAATATTTAACCGTACTATTAGTTGTATTAAAATATAAATCGCCTACTTCTACTGTCTTACCAGCTGCAACATGTGCTTGAACAGCTGCTAGGTCAGTTGAGTAATTGCCATAATATTTTTCATTAAAATTATCTACTGAGTTTGCAGCATCTATTGCGTAAGCACGTGCAGATTTATAAACGTTATCTACTTTAGCTACTCCGCTAACATAGCTAGCCCAGTCTTTAGCTGAACCACCGTTTGCTTGCCCTCGTCTTTGTATACCTATTGCGTATTCTTTAGCTGAGTACTCTGTATTATCTGCGGTATTAGTTGTGTCTGTTGCCCAGTCTTTAGCTGATCCGCCACCTGATGCACCATCAATACCTGTTCCGCCTCTTGCCCATGCTTTAGATGAGTAGCCTTGCCCTGTAACTGCTTCGCCATTAATCTTTTGAGCCCAGTTTTCTGCTTCATCTTCAGATCCTTGTGCATCTGTAGCGCTTGAAGCTGCCGCTGTAGCTTGCGTTGTAGCTGTATTAGCTTGAGTTGTAGCTGTATTTGCTTTAGTAGTAGCTATAGCAGCTTGCGCAGTCGCAAGAGTAACCTGTGCTGCAGCAAGAGTAACCTGTGCTGCGCCGTTGTTTGTGGCAGCAGTTGCTGAGTTACTTGCATTAGTAGCTGAAGTAGCAGCTGCTGTAGCTGAATTACCTGCAGCAGTAGCAGAGTTTCCAGCTGTTGTAGCAGAACTTGCAGCTGCAGTTGCAGAATTACCTGCGGCAGTTGCCTGCGTTGATGCAGTACCTGCCGATGTATTAGCAGCTGATGCACTAGATATTGCAGAGTTAGCGTTAGCTGCGGCACTTGTATTAGATGTAGCAGCTGACGTTGCACTACTTGCGGCTGCAGATTGAGAAGCAGCAGCGTTAGTAGCTGAAGTTCCCGCTGCAGTCTGTGAAGCCGCCGCTGCTGATTGACTTGCTGTAGCAGCTGCCTGACTAGCTGTTGCACTAGTCTTAGAAGCTAATGCACTTGCTGCATCTGTTGACGCCGCTGCAGCTTTTGTAGTAGCCGTAGCTGCCGATGCAGTTGCGCTTGTAGCTTGTGTAGTAGCTGTTGTAGCAGATGCTTCCGCATTTGTTGCTGCAGTTTCTGCACGGTCAACATCAACTCCAATTATATCTGGAATACCATCAATCAATGTATCAGTGAACAATCCACCGTTAGCTGCATTATCTGTCGCTCCGGTAAATGAACCGGGTCTTGCTGGTGTTGTCATTAAATTAACCCTCTTCCATTAAATTGCATTTGATAGTTACCACCTGAAGCATTACGTCTAACGTCTTCATCGTTGAGCTCACGTATTTCATTCATAAACATTGCCTGATACTTAGCAGCTTGATCGTCTTCTTGTACAAAAGAAAATACTTCTGCTAATGCGCCGAATAATAAAATCCTTTCATTCTCATCTCTTAACCAATTAGGTGTAGTGTTACCAACAAAGTATCCGTTAGTTTGAACTCCACCTGCTGCTACGGCTTCTGCTTGAGTTGCAAAGGCTGTAGTAATGGAGTTAATAGTAGAAAACCATAGTCTTCCTGCAGTTGCTACTCCAGAGCTAGATGCCGTTAAAAATCCTGCGTTCCAGTTTAATACTGTTACAGCATATGTAGCATTCAATGCAGGTAATCTACGGTAGTAATATAACTCTACAGTATCTGCATTACTTCCACCCTGTCCAAAGCCTGCGCTAAATTTTATAACGTTACGCTCACGTGTCCAATAATTATAACCCGAATATACTTCCGCATACGGATTGTTAAATGTTCTTACATTAAGTTTTTCATTAAACACTCTAAGCGTTGCGCCTGATGAATCCTTTTCTTTTAGTTGTATAAACTCTACGAGATCATACGGTATTATTATTTCTGTTACGCTTGGTGTAACACCTTGCGCTGTTGTAGCTGCTTCTAAAAGTGTTTTAGAATACACTGCTACATTTTCTAATGGTGGAACTCTAAGAGTTCGATATGCTTTATCTGCTGCATATTTTAGAGCATCTTGAATTATAGCGTCGCTTACTACTTCATCATCTCTGTTACACCACGAACGCACGAGAGCGACTAATTGAGTGTAGGTCAATGCCATAATGGGTCCTCCTAATTATTAACTAGTAAAGAACGGTATTCCATATGTAATATAGTTTTTAATTTTTTAAGATTGTTAGGATCACTCATAAACTCTTGGGAATGTAGATCTAAATTATGATCCTCAAATATTTTTAAAGCAATTACATCTGGTATAGTAGCTAGCTTTCTGTAACCACCTTTCTTAATACCGAAGTATTCTTGTTTTTCCCTATCTAGTTTAGCTTGATCTATAAACTTTGATACATCTTGTTGGAAATAACCGTGACCTGTTTCCAAATCAAAAGATGCTTCCATACCGTTTTTACCGTCCGCTTGTTTTCCGCGGAATTTAATTTCTGATGAATTAGACATGTCCTCTCCTACCTAATTAAAAGGGTTCAGTATAAGCTACGAACCTACCTGACTTACCTATATATCCCATTTTAGCACCTATTGCTGCAGAGTTTACAGTCGGTGCTGCCCCTGCTGCTACATTTGTATGTGGCTCCCAATGTGTTAACTTATATCCAGTTGCAGTTTGCGCTGTACGCCATATGCATTTCTCGCCGGGGTAAACGTTCCCGTTAGCTAGTTGAAAAACTACCATCTTATTACCTCCTGGGTTTTATATTATCTTTTGTTTTGTGCTGGTCCACAGCCGGCTACTTTGCCGCCTCGGCCATAATAGCTTGCAACGTTACCGCCACCTGCTTTATATTCTGTATTAAAGGCTCTAGAATTACCTGCGCTTGAACCATACTGTGTTAAGAGAGCTTTATTCTTTTTGTTTTTTAAAGCTTTTCTTAATCTACTAACAGGGCCTTTTGAGCCACTAGGGGTTACACTTCCAGCTACTAATTTTTTAGCGTCTTTATATTGCTTCATAAAAGATCGTTCATCTTCTTTAGTACCACTAGGCATCTTATACTACACCGGCCACAGGCATCATTGCTTTTGCTACAGACCATATTATAATACAGGCTGCTATTGCTATTATTATATTCTTAGTTGTTAAATACTCTTTCATTAATTAACCTCTCGATTCTATTGAAAAAATATGGAGAGCCTGAATTAACAAGCTCTCCAAATGTCTTAATTAAGACCGTAGATAGCACCGCAACCATTAGGGTTACGTACTTCTAAAGTACATTCTTCAACCATCATTCCAACAGTTGAGTCACCTTTTTGCCCTACGTCTACTTCCTGCATAGGTCGTAGTGTAGCAACGTTAAACCACATTGGATCATAGATCAATGCAGAGAAGTCTGCAACAGAAGTTGTAGCTGCAAGATTCGCATTAGCGCTGTTGGTAAATTGGACACTATTAGCTAGACCCATGATGTAGTTTGGAACTACCATTAGATCGCCAAAGTCTGACATGTATACGTCTACTGACTGACGGAGTTTTCCGCTTTCGTCAATGTTTCGTACAACACCAGTATCACTAACCATTAGATCAGAGAAGTCTCTTCGTAGTTTCGGAGACAACATAATCTTAGTAGCTTTACCACCAGCTTCGTAAATCTTCTGCATAACTGAATCGACATCAGTTAACGCTAAAGCGCCTTTTGTTGGCTGTGCTGTAGTACCAAGTGTTGATCGTATTGCATTAGTACCTGCACTTACTACACTAGGTACACCCCACTGTGAAGTCGCATATACAGTAGTTGCTGCAGCATTGATGAATGATTGATACCCACCTGCTGAGCGTGCTGTATTTGGTTGTGCACCGACAGCTGCTGATACGTTAAATGAGTGAATCATATCATGCTCAACGTCACGTCGTAATTCTGTACCACGTTTCTTTAACTGATATGCATACTCGTCTGCAACACCTGCTTGATCGACTGCACGTCTAGTACCTGACACAGCAATAGTTTTACCATTGATTTGTGTGTAGTTACCTAAACGTGTACGGAACGGTCCAACCGGATCAAATGCTGCGCCTGTTGCAGGTGTTTGTGCACCTGATCCAGGAGCTATCCAATCTTGACCTTCAGCAATTCGTGAAGAGCCTGGAACCTCTAGTGTGTCTGTTTGCCATTCATGATAAATAGCGGTTGATTTTGTTTTACCAATAGATGACATGAACGGAGTTTCGTCCCGTGTAATCATAGTGATAAAGTTAGCTAAGTCTTCTCTTTGAGAGACGTTTGTAGAAGTAGCACGTGCTGGACCTTGTGGTCCACCTGTGATACGTCCGCCGACATTAGTAGTCATTTATAGATACCTCCTAAGGTATTAAAGATTCAATGAGCGTTCGGCAAGACCTCTTAAAAATCCCTGTTGATCGTCGTCAGATCCTTGTCCACTCAAGACCTTTTGTCTTTGAGCTTCGTTAGCATCTTGTTTACGCTTAGTTATACTTTTAGCTTTGCGTACAGGAATCTTTTTAGTTGGGGCAGATTTTCTTTTAACAGCGCCTTTTGTCACGCCTTGTTTAAGTCTACGGTAATCATCGACAAACTTTACAATTACAGGATCAGCTATTGAATCTAATACCTCTGCAGGTATACCTTCAGCTATAGCAAACTCTCGTATGCTTTCAGCTGTCTTATCATTAAAGTCAGGTATAAGTTCAGGAATCTTTTCATTAAAATTAGCGAGCTGAGCTTGCCAATCTTTCTGTTGAGCTTCTTGTTCTTGTTCAGTAACTTGCTTTACTAAGGCTTCTCGTTGATTACGAGCTTGCCAGTAGCTTTTCTGAGCTTGTTCACGTTTATCTTTAAGTTCGTTAACTTCGTAAGTATCACCGTCTTTTCGCGCTTGATCGATTTGCGCTTCAATATCATGATACTCTTTTGACAATTGCTGTTCATTAGAATACAAGACTGCAGCAGAAGCTTTTGACATATTGCCAAGTTCTTTTACTTTAGTATCGTAGTCTGTGTCCATCTGTTTTCTTGCGTCACCGAGTTCACGACCCTTTTTAGAAAGATGTTGTTCAGTAGAGTAACCTTTTATTAAGTCACCAAAAGAAACTTCAGAGTCTTCGCCATCAATTTTGACAATGACCTTAGCTTCTAAGTCTAAATCTTCAGCGGCAAATGGTTCAGATATATCGGTAGCGGCTTCCGCGGCATCTTCTTCTTCATCATCATTAGCTTCTTCTTCAACTTCTTCTACATCTTCGCTATCGGCTTCCTCAGACTGTATTGGGTCTTGGTCGTCTGATTCTTCCGGATCTAACTCTGGAACTTGCTCATCGGGTAGAGATTCTACGAATTCAGAATTACGTACAATATCAGCCAGCAAATTATCAGCTGTTAAATCAGTATTAACCTCGGCTATAGTATCATCAGTTAAGGTAGAATCTATAGTTGCTTCGGTATTAGTTTCAGCCATTTACCATCTCCTTATTACGGGAAAGGGATTGTGACTTTAACATCTTTGAGTATCGTTCTTGTAGATTATATAAGTCTATAAGTTTATCAGAGTTAAGTTTAGTTTTACCTGCACTTCTCGATGAATCATACTCAAGTGTGTTTATCATTTCGTTTATATTCTTAGCAAGATGTTCATAATTAATCTCTCGCATCTGTTGTGTCCTCCATAAGGTGGGGAATATTTTTCCCATACATCTCGAAGTTTATCATTCTTTCCTTAACACTACCAAGTGCCATTGCAGAAGAGTAGAGGAACTCTCGAGATTTTGTTTCATGTGGCTCCGTCTTAAGCCACTCTAAAAAGAAGTCAACTAAGACTTCACCATACACTTCATCAAAAAATTCATCTCTTTCTTTAGCAGCGAAGTGACCCTTTACGTGAGCCATTCGCGCTAATTCTTCTGGATGTGTTTTATGATTACCGTAGGATTTTGTATTTCCCAGCCTCGTCTCAGCTGTCTTTTTATATTTATCCATTAGTTAAACTTTATGATACATATATACACGCTCATCTGTTTGAGCAGAAGTACCGTGTGCTGTTTTAACATTAACCATTGTAGCCGCACCATGAGAGCCGGTATGTAAATAGTTAAGATAACTGTTAGCAGGTATTGTATGTGATAGACCTGGTGAGTGATGTGCACCGCCTATATGAAGATCTAAAGTTATTGTTGAATCAGTTTCGTTTACAAACAATACATTTTTATTTCCGCTTGTTGTTGTTACTGCGCCGCCTGCTTGTGCAGCGCCAACTCCATCAGCGCCTATAATTACGTGTGCCATTATTGATTTTCTCCTTCGTTATTAGGTTGTAGCAAATTTCGTGACATCATTAAGATCTCACTATATTCTGGGTGAGGCGGTAATGTTGCGCCTTCCTTAGTTGCTTTAATAGTAAGATCTGCCCACTCTTGGAAATGTCTATCGATTGCTACTGCTAATTGCTTAGAGTTATCATCGACTGTATTCTTTGCCTGAGCGTTAGTGTAATTTACGTTTGCCTCCGCTAAAGCGGTATTCGCTGTAGCTAAACGTTTAGTATTCTCTACATCAGCTTGAGCTCCCTCAGATTGCTGCTGTAATGCTTCAGCTGCCTTCTGTTGGAAATCAGGTTGAGTATAATCTTCAAGGAAATCATTACTATCTATATCCATAGCTTCTATTAACTTAGTAGCTAATACTGCTGGTGCTGCAGGTTTAATTACAGATCCAGCGCCTTGTTGATTTAATCCTGGTAGTATCTCTCCACCAATCTTAGAAAGCTTTGCTATCTTAGTACTGTTAGAATTTTCACCAATGTCTAGTAGTATTTCTACATCCATAGTCTCTGGTAACAAATCCATATTAACAGTAGAGAATACACCTGCAAAATTAAAAGTTGTTTTACCTTTCATAGAAGCTTTTAATGTATCATACAAACCAGATATTAATCTTTTATATCCTGTCTCTGCAAACCTTCTAGCAATATGCTGGATACGTTTTTGAGATGCGGTTTGAACAGCTGATATCTTCTGCTCAGAGTTTCCTGATACATATAATGTATCGTTTAAACCTTGTGCAGCTTTAGACATACCAGTAGCTTGTTCCTTAATCATTTGTAAGTGTTCAAGCAAAGGTACAGTACCAGTTGATATAGCTTCAGGTGGCATCTGAAATACAGCGCCTTGTGGATTACCATTAGTCGGTATGATTTGTTTAGGCTTCATATTCTGCAGTGCAGAGAAGTCTACAACATTAGGATCAGCTAGCTTCGGTGCATAGTTAGTAAGGTAAGTATTTTCTACAAAACCCCTAAGTATAGCAGTCGATGCGAGTGTTGAAGATCTAGTGAAGTCGGCCATTGATAAACCGTAGTATTCGTGTGGTATATCAATAGGAACAATATCAGCAAGTGGTATACTTGTTGCATCTTCTTCATGTAAGATAGTAGTACCAGCTGATATGATATGTTTTAATTCTGCAATACCGTCACCGTCTCTGTCTACATGTATCCAACATTCCGTAATAGTAACTTCACGTAATGCTTCTAATCCCATCTCTCCAGTATATTGGTTTGAGCCTTGTGTATATTCTTGCCCTGTTATTTCTTTTCTAGCAGCAACATCTTGCGAATAGCCTAATGAACCTGCCCAAGTTTCTCCATCAAGCTCGTCCCAATTATCTATAGACTCTGACATCTCAGGATAGAACTTACGTATCTCAGATCGAGTAAGACTACTTTGAATACCAACAAATGTTGCATCTTCTAATGTAGTAGCATCTCGAGAAATGCGAAAGTTTTCTGGTGGAACTAACTCTAATTTAATTTTTGATTTGTTAATCTGTTTTCTGCAGCGTACGTTTACATAAACTAACTCTACTTCTGGCCCTGCTGTTGGATCTTCGCTAGGTTGGACTGCTCTATTTTCAAATTCAAGTGCGCCAACAATTTCGTTACTATCATCAGATAAAAGTTCATCTAGCTTAGTCTGAGATATCTCGTCATATTCTTCAAATACGTAGTCATAATCCTCTATATAGCCCCAACGTATTACAGAATTCTTCCATAATAGCGCAGATTTCATCCATTGTTCTAGTATATCCCATCCATTATTTTGTTTAAATATAGTGTAATTTACTAGGGCTCCAGCATCTTTTGCACCCTTAAATGCGCCAGGTGTATCATCCCATGGTAGAAATCTACCGATACGCTGGTTGCTTAGAAACAAATCAGACAACACAGCTGTATATGCTTCTACAACTTCTGTAGTAGACGTATCAACAATAGCTGATACACCTTGTGGTGCTAGATGTGATACAGCTAAACCTGCATATTCGTAGGTAGCTTTAAGTCTTTCACGTGCTAAGTCTGATGAATTTAACCAATCGCCTGTAGAGTTCATTACTCCCTGGTCAATTACGTTAATCAGTTCTTCATCAGTTACTTTTTCTTTATATCCATCTGCAGACATTAGTATTTTCCTCCAGCTGAATATATCTTTTTAGAGTCTTCTAAATTCTTTACATTATACTGGCCTGCTTTAGGTAAAGGTTTCTTATGTGATTCCTTTGGAGGCTTCTGCTTATGTGTCTGTGCAACAAATCTTGTTTCTTCTTTTTTATTCATGATCCACTCCCGGGTTCATTCAATCTATGATCGTTTACTTAAAGGGCCTTTTCTTTTAATTGGCACGCAGTTATCTACTGTCCTGCCACCTTTCTTTTTAGTACCCATACGTTTATATCCTTTCCAGCATGCTTTGCCGTCTACACCTTTACTCTTTTTACTTTTTACCATTTTACTTTATCCGCCCAATAAGCTGCAGATAAAGGACCTCTTGCAATATTAGCTCCGTGTCTTGCTTTAAAAGATTTCTGTCTTGCTTTATCTTTTTTACTTGATGGGTTAGCTCCTGCACCTGATACTCCTTTCTGTCCGAATCTTATCAATTTCTCTTTACCTCCAGATCTTGCAAGTACTGCGTGCGATTTAGTTTTATGGTTAGGAGTGCGCTTAGGTTTATTATAACCTGAAAACGTTTCTCCTGATTTTTCTATAGACATTTAATATCCTCTATTTGTAGGTGGCGGATTTATCCCCTACTTCCGCCGGAGTAGTGAGGACACTGGAATTTTATAGCCACAAAGTATCATCTTGATCTTCCATTGAAAACTGTTGAGACCACGGTACTTTATTAAGCGTTAGTTTATCATAGTGCGTACGTAATGTTTCTAAAGCAATAGCTGTTGCCATAACTGTATCATCATGACANCCAGGNGCTGCTTCAGTCTTACCTGATTCTGTAGCAATATAATCTTTTANTTCTTGTATCATTATTTTAGATGGTATTAATATATCATCATTTTCTATAGCATTCTTAAGATTACCTATTATATGTGGCTTAGTTACCTGTGTAGTTCTAAAGCCAACAACAGTTCCTTCTTCTTTTGATATAGAAGATATTTTAGTCTGTCTATATAAGTTTACATAATTCATTTGAGTAAGTCTAGATAATGTGGCTACACCCATCGAGTTACTTTCAACTGTTAGTAAAGCGTTGTTATAGTATCTACCTAGATAAAACAACAAATCACCAAACTTACTAGGGTCTAGATAATTATCTCTAAACAAAGCAATTACTCTTCTTTCTGTATCTAAAACAACTGCTGTTGAATAATCTTGGCCAACCCCTAAAGCTACATCTGCAGCTATAACATAGTTGTTATCCCAATCAGGATAATCCCATATATGTAGTTTACCTTCACTAGAAGTATCCCACGTACATGCATCATAATCAAAATTCATTTTCTTTTCTGGTTCTACCGCTACAAGCTTAGCTGTCTTCTCTGCATTAAATACAGAAGAGCCAGCCGTAATAAACGCTTCATCAGGAGACGCTGGGTATTCCTGGCGGAACTTTAGTTCCCCACCTTCAGCAATCTTCAACCGACGCCAGTAGAGTTGATCATTAGTTAAATCATAATCCTCTACCAGTAGTTCCTCTTCCGAGGAGCGTTCAAAACCTTCCGGAGCTTCTCTACAATATTCTGGTGTATTATACCACGGAAGAAATAACGGGAGATAATCATTCTCTCCTGCTACAGCACCTTTCCATAACCTATAAAATTCTCCTTTAGCACCATTAGCCGTAGACTCAATAATGACTTCAGTACCTGGAGCTTCTGATATACCTTGGAATAATCCAGCTAGAATTTTCTCATCGTGTATCCAGAATGCAACTTCAGATAGATGCGCAATTGTTGGAGTTGTACCTCGTCCCGCTTCGGGTGCACCTGCCGTGTATAGTCTGTAAGAACCCACTGGCCTATCGCCCGCATCATTCTTAGGAAAGTGTGGAGCAGAAATAACGATTTCCTTTGCATTGGACTTCACCTCATCAGGTCTATACTCAGGATTCATATTCTTTATAATATTTCTACTCATTGTAAACAAGGCATCCGAAGTAGCACTATCATGTGCCATAACTACAGATCGTGCATGGGGAGTATAGTATGTTTTCCAAAATACTCTACCCGCACAATAAGTCGATATGCCTTGCTGTCGAGCCTTCAAGATAATAGCGCGGACCTTACCGGTCTCCGCTAACTGCTTATCTAATGCTTGTGTAATTTCATCTTGACACGCGTTAAAATTAAAATCAACAAAGCCAGCTCTAGCATCTTTTGTTATAATCTTTATATTATCTTTAGCAAAGCTAGTGAAGTCACTTTCATATTGTTTAAGCTTAGCTCTTTTCTGCTTTTCTTCTAGCAGCTTTAATAGCTTCTTTCTATCTTTCATAATAAGTCCTCATAACCTTACTTTAAGGGGACATTCTAGACTTTAAATGTCTCCTTTAAGAGGGGAAGAACATAAGCCCTGTATATATACTCCTATATCTAAGGATTACTACTAGGTCTAAGAGGATTTAGTAGGGCCTTGGGAGCTAAGGGTAAGCTTGAGATTAAGTAAATTAAACCTAAATATATATATACCACCTTTTTATTTTAATACCCCCTATTTCTCTATATAATCTTTCTATATAATCTCTAAGATCTCTTATAATCTTATAGCTTCTATAAAAATACCCAAGAGTATTTTTTAAATAGTATCTTAAACTAACCTATTTAATTTACCAAGTAGTTTACTTGTAGTACATCGTGTAGTATCTATTAATAACTACCGACGTCCAAGCTTTCTACCAGCAACTAAATCAATCTCTAAATATCACTCAAATCCCTCAACTCTTGAAAGGAGTTCACCATGTCTAACTTTAATTATGTATCTAAGTCTCATATCTCTAATTCATTTAACATTATGGAACGTGAGATAAAAGATCAACTAAATAGTCTACCTGATGAACTTCCTTTTCTTGAAGATAAGTTCAGATGGCAGCACACACTCGAAGTATTAGAAGCACTACACTCTTCATTAATATGTTCGGATGTAAGTTGATAGTTTATAAGGCATTAATAACATAGTGCCTTATTTAATATCAATAGTAATCATGAAAGGAATATACTATGGATGAACTAGAATTCATATGGCTAGTAATAGAAGTATGGATACTACCTGTTATAATAGTAGGTGGTATATCTTTATTTATGATATTGTTTCTATGGCAGATAATATCAATCGCAATAGATCAATACAAAAACCTATAGAAAGGATAAGAAATGTTAAATGAGCACAATCACTTCGGTTTTGTTGTAACATCAAAAGAGGATGACAGAGAAATATATGTTAGCCCAACCTATAATATCAGTGTGACAAAATCTCGTAGATCTATGGGAAAATCGGTAGATATGTTTGAAAAATATGGTAACGTACGGTTTCAAGAACGAAAGGAAATATAATGAAAGATAGAAATGGTAAAGGTAAAGTAAGTAAAAGACAGAGACAACAAAAGATATGGCAAACACTTACTAATATATCTGTTGTCATAGGTAGTATATGTCTAGTAACAGGTCTTACTTTAATCTTAGCAAGNATTTAAAAAATAAAAAACGCCCAAAAGCGTTTTCTTAATAGTATTAATAACAGAAAGGTATAATATGTGGGATGCAGAATTCAAGAAAGTAATAAAAGATTTACTTAATCTTGCAGATCAAACACAGGCAGATATAGATTTTATTGATAATGTGGATTCTGTAGCTGACCTACAAAAGGCAGGATTAATACTAGAAGAAATAGAAGAACATATAGAAGCATTATCACACTACATAACAGCTAATAAAATAGTAAGAGATAAACTTGAACAACTCAGTAAAAAGATAGTTGATAAACACTTAGGTAAATCAGGTATCACATTCCATTAGAAAGGATATAAAATGGCTATGATGAAAAGAATGTACGACGAAATGCACGATGCAGTAACTGAAATAGTACAAGAGTCTTGGGACTATGCTGTAGGTGAAGTGCACACAATTCGTGATGATGCTACAGATAAAGCTAGAGATCTTATATACGACATAGGTAAAGAAAAAGGTCTTGATCATGATGATGTAGAGTGGCTGTTCAAAGGTTCAGAATATGAAACAATAGAAGAGTTCATACAAGAACAATTCGATCACTGCTGGGATCTATAACTAAAAACGCCCGAAAGCGTTTTCTAACTAGTGTAATAATTGTAAAATCCTATAGTAAATCTCTATAGTTGATTATATACTTCAACAATAATATTATCTCGTGAAAAGCCATTTAATATTATATAAGTGACCTGAGTATGTCATAAACAAAAGTTTAAACTGCTCTCAAAATCAAATCTAAAAACAACTGAAAGGTAATTCCTAATGAATAATTTTGAACCAAGAAACTATAGAATAGATAATGTAGAACTTAACTGGGCTAAACTAACTAAGCCTGTATCACCATTCGGTCAGCCACAATACGAGCTGCAAATAGCTACTAAGGATAAAGCAATTGCAGATGACTGGAAAACTAATCACTTAACTGTCAAAGACAAAGACGGAAAATATAGTGTATCACTAAAGCGTAAAGCTCTCAAAGCTGATGGCTCAGAAAATGGTGCTCCAAGAGTTGTAGGTCCAGACGCTCAACCAATTAATGCATCGTCGCTAGGTAATGAATCTACAGGTAATGTAATTGTATATCAAATGTATTACAAAACTGCAGGTCGTGAAGGTATTGCAAGTTCTCTAACTGCTGTACAAGTAACAGACTTCAAAGAATATACAGGTTCAGTAGAATTCGAACCAATTGTAGATATACATGGTGCATCACAAGAATCTGATACTACACAGCAAGCAGAAATAGCCTTCTAATGCTTGCTATTTATATAAAGCTGCAACTTATACTATATATTGCATCAGCGTTAACATAAAATTATAGGCGTCTACAATACTGTAGGCGTCTTTAAAACCTGAAAGGTATATCATGGCTACACTAGATTACACAGATAATAGATCAACTGACGCATATAAATTTACCATAACCGACAAGTCAGACCCGCAATTAGCAAAACTTAAAAGAATGATAGCTAAACGTAATAAAGAAATACGCATAACTTGTCGTAAATATAGTAATAAAGTAAACGATGCATATCCTTTACAACGTGTAACTATGATGGCACGCGGTAAGCGTATAGATAAAGGAGAACCACTCCATGGAAATGCAAGAACTAATTTACAGCACAGATTTGCAGAGCGCTATGATGTGTACGTTCATAATGATAGGCATAATTGTGATATCCTTAATGAAGAGATAATGACAGGTCTAACAGGTCACCAGCAACGCCTAGTATCTAAATACGAGCGAGATATACGTGACTACAAGCGTATAAATCAAGCTATGTTAAAAGATAGTGGTATCTATACTTACTACCTCGATGATGTAGAATGCCAAGGTACATATGAAAATATGAAAAAAGAATTATATAATTGCTATGTAACTCACGGTAATGCATCACCTAATCNCTTTCATACTATGNTAGACATAGGTTGTTGGCAACATGCAAGATAAATACCTTACAATAAAATCAGATACAGGTGATGAACTACGTATAACTAAAGAAGTAACTGTAGATATACCGTTAACCGATGAAGAATGTTTAGATATAATAGGTAACGGTATGTCAATGAATATAAAAGTAATCATCACAGATTCACGACGTATACTTATGTTTGCCACTTCTTCACTAGAAAATACTATAGAATTATTATCATCAGTAAACCTTGTAGACTCTATAGTAAAACTACGAGAAATACGTGAGTGGGATATATCAACATTAGAAGATCCTAATAAATACGAAACACTATTTGAACCAGAGGTGTAGTAATGATAAAAGATGATATAGAAAACGCTCATAAAGTAGCAGAAAAACTACCGGGCATAATTAATGTAATGTCTAAAAATATACTAACGAACCTATCTAAAATACGCCATCTCGAAGAACGTATTAAAATACTAGAACAACGAGATCTGCATAGATCTCAAAATAATAACTATTAAATTAATAAAAACTTTTAGAATAGTAACGGCTAAAAGTAAACGAAAGGTAAACGTTCTATGTTAACAGAATTTATGATATTTCTCGGCTATTTCCTACCAGCTTTGTTTATAGTTCGAGCAATTAATTATTATATGAGGTAATATATGACAACTTTACAATTACGAAATGATATAACGTGCACAAACGTAACTAACGAAATAAAACTAATAGAAAGTATTACAGAAAACTTAGATTATCTAAGATACTTAGTAACTAAAGATGATGATACAGACATAGGTATAGCTCAAAGCATATTTATATTTCTAAGCAATCAACGTAGCGATATAGATCGTCAAGACAGACGTGAAGCTATACAACGTAGAAACTTATTAAATAACGGGTATACGAAAGGATCTCACTAATGGAAGATTTCATAGAAGAACTAGATTCAAAAGAATATGTAGCAAAATGTACATTAAGATATGAAAGTCATATGACATCAGCGAGAAAACATATACACGCAGTAAATTCAGTTCTCAGAGAATTATGTGCACATTTAGAAGACGAAGAACTTATAGTAGATATGGATACTATAGACGATGCGTCTTTATTAATTCGTAATCAAGTTGTTACTACACTAAACGAAATAGATAATATGGTTGCAGATGTAACAGAAGTTACTTATGATGATAAAGTAGAACTATTACATAAAGAAATTAAAACTTTAAAAAGTACATTACTACATACAGATAACTTCATAAGGTCATTCAAGAAATGGAGTGCTTATGAATTCAGTGAATATAAATTAAATGATAAATTACCAAACACCCACATAGAAAGGAATATAGTATGAATGGTACAAAATTAGTTAATAGAATAAGAGCTCCATGGTCAATCAAATTTAAAGATGATAAACGATTTCCTATCGGCTCTCACAATTTACGATTTATACGTACGACTAATCGCTGGGGTGAGAAAGGTACTCTAAGTAATAATAGAGGTTACTTAAGAGTTGCGCGTAATTTCGCTGATGGTAAATTCTGTAGTATAGCAGAAATGTCATGACAAGAAGTGAGTTCTTTAATTGGCTTCATACATGTCCATCAGTAGAATGGATAATTACAGAAACCAAAACAACTGATAATAATTATGATATCATACAAGTAAGTTTTGCTGTTGATGATAATAATGTCGATGACGGAGCTTAAATAAAATAAGCCGCTAAGAATACTTAATGTACTCTTGGCGGCTTTTTTGTTTTGCTTTTAAAATCTAACCCACATCCGACAGTTCCTTTATTTTCCGGTCTAACTCGTCTTCTGTAAGTTCTGTTGTGTCTAAATTCCTAGTAGTCTGATCGACTCTTTGCAGTTTAGGCTGCTCATATTCTGCTAATGCGATAGCTAATCTCTCAATAGTATCTTGATCTTCAAGCTGCATAGCTTTAATTAGCTGTACTTTAAGAATCTCAACTGCCGTGGGCATCTCTGTAATTATCTCATCTCTGATTTTTCTAAATTCAGAAGCAGATAATTTCATAGACTCCCTAAGTTGCCTGTTCTGTCTTCGTGCTTCAGCACCTTTAGCCTGCATCTCCTTAGCTTTCTCAGAGTCCATATAGGGCTTGAGTTGCTTAAGGGAATTAGGATGCTTGCCGCAGTTCTCGTAACCCATGTAAACCTCCAAGTTAAGTGTCTTTTAGGAGACATTTAAAATTTTAACAAACCGGCATCTCGTAAGGAGTGAAAATATGACAGACTACTTAAAGATTATAAGAGATACTGAAAAATGGTTCGAGTCCAGAGGAGAACCAATTCCTAACTATCTTTCAGGTAAACAACTAAAAACGCCCGAGAGCGTTTTCTCAATCAATAACATTATAAAGGATAAACCTATGGCGAAAGTAACAGCCGTGCAGGTTCTTAAAGAAGCTGCTGAACTTAAGGAAAGAAAGAGTAAAGACTATCAAGGTGGAATGTGGTCAGAAGAAGATTACTTTCCGTTCGGAGATAAGTCTTATATTCATATGATACATACAAAGTATTTACGTATGAGAAATATAGTTGAAGGCGATCAAGAAACTAACTTCGAAGCCTTAGAAGACACGCTCATAGACATGGCAGTATACTGTGCTATGTTCGCAGCATATCTAGAAAATGTTAAAATGGAAAAGGATAACTAATGCTTTTAGTTAAGGACATCAGGAAATTATTCCGAGATGAATACAAACTAAATAGAATAAGAAACGGTACAGTAGAACTACAAGGTGTATCGTTTAAAGCTGATCTAAGTTCTATATTTGGTATACCTAATAGATATTATATAGACGCAGAATTAAAGTGGTACATATCTAAAGATAGAAAAGTACAAAAGCTATTTGATATATACGGTAAGACTGTGAAAATATGGAATGATGTCAAGGACATACATGGCGAAGTTAATTCTAACTATGGCTGGTGTATATTCAGTGATGAAAGAGGTAACCAATTCAGAGCAGCGTGTAAAGCTCTGCTTAAAGATAATAATACTAGACAAAGTGTTATGATATATACTACACCTGACATGCATAAAATAGCAGGTAAAGACTTCACATGTACTAACGCGCAACAGTTCTTCATTAAAGAAAACAAGCTGCACACAGTAGTACAAATGAGATCTCAAGATGCTGTATACGGCTACAATAATGACATAGCGTGGTTTAAATATGTACATGCAGCAATGTTAAATAACTTATTTAAAATAAAGAATCTTAAATTAGGTGATGTAATAATGCAGATAGGTTCACTACATGTATATGAAAGACACTTTAAATATTTAGAAGAAAACAATAAACAATTAGCTTTAAACTTAGGATAAAGGATAATAAATGAATTATGTAGTATACCCAACAGATAAATGGCATAATAATATATATGACATGCATAGTAAATTCGGTGTTCATGACTGGATGGAAGAGCAATTAGCGTCTAGAAACTACGATAATATTAAAGAGTTTATGAAATTTAGATTAAACTTTCTAAAAGAAGAACTAGATGAAACAATTAAAGCAGTTGAAGAAGGAGATTCTGAAGAAATTGTTGATGGTCTTATAGACTTATGCGTTGTAGCTATAGGAACATTAGATGCTTTCGGATGTGATTCTCATAATGCTTGGTCAACTGTAATGGAAGCTAACATGAAGAAAGAAATAGGTATTAAACATTCAAGACCTAATCCTCTTGGACTACCAGATCTTGTAAAACCTAAAGGTTGGCGAGGTCCGGACCATACGCATACAACAGGAATACTAGAAGAAGTTTATAGAAAGGCATTATAATGGAACAGCAAAAACCTAATTGGATAACAATACCAGTAACACAGGAATTTATAGATCAACGCGATGCTCGTGCTGAGAAATATAATCCTCGTGGTAGAACATTAGAAAAGCTGAAGATGGATATTGAATGTGAGATATTCGAGTGGTGGATGATACATGAAAATAAATGGGACGACTCAGATCGATGGGAAATCGATGGTATATGTCCTGTATACGGTAATGTAGATGTGAAGTTTGTAAAGAAATGGTACAACTTATCATGTCAGAAACTCATATACTTATTAAGACAACGTGATATAGTAGAAACTTTCTTATTCTGTGAATGGAAACATAGACCAATGGATGGTGTTGCTGATCGACTACTAGTTGACGGTGATACAGTACAGGTCAACGTCTTAGGGGGCTTAGGCTACTGGGATTTAATAGATAGTTTGAAAACCTCTAAATATAATGGATTCTACGCTGATGTCAAAAGTATACTACGCAAAATGGATGGAGCTGAACAAGATGACGATTGATACTGACTTTATAACACAAAAACCTTATGATACTTATACTTGTGAAATATGTAATAAAGAAATTTCTCGCATGTCGATAGATAAATCAGGAGATACATGTCCTATATGTGAGAATGGAAAGGAAACAGATGAGACTAACGTTTGACATAGAAACAGACGGACTAGATGCTACTAAGATATGGTGTTTAGTTATAGAAAATATTGATACTGGTATGATAATGAAGTACACAGATCAATCAGATAAATATCACGGAGATATACTAATGGGCTTAAGAGTTCTACAAAGTGCAGAACTACTTGTAGCTCATAACGGTATAGGATTTGATGCACTTATGATACTTAATATATACGGTATTGATTTGTATAATATAAAATTCTTTGATACTTGGTTAGCATCTCTTGTACTTAACTACAGACGTCCACATAAGCATGGACTTGCAGGCTGGGGTGCACATCTTAAGTATCCTAAATTCCAATTTGATGATTGGTCTGGATTCTCAGATGAGATGATGACGTATTGTGTACGAGATGTTAAGCTAAACACTGCAGTATTTAGAATACTAGCCAAAGAACTTAATGAACTAGCTGCTAAGCAACCTCTTATAAGTAACGGTTTAAGAGCAGAGATGGAGACAGCTAAGTTTGATGCTTACTGTAGGCACTATGGCTGGAAGTTTGATATGGAAAGCGGTGCGGCACTTGCAGCTAAGCTTGTCATAGAGATGAGTGATATCGAAAAAGTTATAGAACCTAATTTACCTGAACTTGTACGTTATAAAGATAAGGTAGCTAAGACTCCTAAGTTTACTAAGAAAGGAGAGTATACAGCTACTACAGCTCGTATGCTAACTGAATACTTAAACAGACCTGTAAATACTAAAGACACTCACCTGTTTCCAGCAGGTAAAGAGTTCCAACGTAAGACTGTAGTTAAATCTACGCTTGGTAATATGGAACAGGTTAAAGAATACTTATATAGTATAGGCTGGGAACCTGATGACTGGAAGGTAGTGAAGACTGCTTATGGTTGGCAGAAAACTACACCAAAGCTTACATCAACTTCACTTGCTAAGGTAGGTGAGCACGGTGTTCTGATAGATAACTGGACTACATTAAGGTCTCGTATGGGTGTAGTGAAAGGTTGGTTCCGTGAACTTAAAAATGGTAGACTACATGGTAGACTATGGGTTGTAGGTACACCGACATTTCGCTGCCGTCATGAAGTCATAGCTAATCTACCAGCTGCAACAGCTACGTTAGGTAAAGAGCTACGTCAGTTACTTGTAGCAGAGGAAGGACGTAAGATTGTAGGTGCTGACTCTAGTGGTAACCAATTCAGATCACTAGCACACTATGTTAATTCACCTGATCTTACTAATCAAATCTTATCTGGTGATATACATCAATATAATGCTGATGTTATAGGTACAGATAGACGTACAGCTAAGACATGGATCTATGCATATCTATTTGGTGCAGGTGCAGCTAAGCTAGGTCAAGTACTATCAGGTAAAAAGTCTGCTAAAGTTGGCACAGAATCTATGGAGAAATACGGTGATGCTATACCAGGATTAAAGGTTCTAAGAGAAAAGATAGAATCTATATGGAAAGTAACATCAGGTTACGGTAATGTAGAAGGATACATACCAGGTCTTGATGGTCGCCGCGTATATACTCCTCAACCTTATCAAACACTTAACTACTTACTTCAATGTTGTGAAGCAGTAACAACTAAATCCGCTGTTGCTTATCAGATGAAGAAGATAAAGTGTGAAGGCTTAGATGCAGAGCCTAGATTATATTACCATGACGAGGTTGCATGGTCTGTAGCAGATAAAGATGCTGACAGAGTTCTTGAGATATTAGTAGAATCATTTGCTGAAGGTCCTAAGAAAGTTGGTGTTGATATAATGGCAGGCGAAGGCTCTATCGGTAACAACTATGCAGAGGTACATTGATGACAACTATAAATATGCTTGTTGATGCAGACTCTA